GGTTAGCAATCTTGGCCCGGATATTCTCGGTGGTAAGGTCTTGTTCCCGGAGATAGGCAAGATCAATATTCCGCATCTGATCTTTTAATCGCCATTGCCTTTCCACTAGGGTTGAGACAGTGCGGTGATATTGGATTAACCCTTCTTGGGCTAATTTAGGGATGTAGAGAGCTTCTGTGGCTGCCATTAGGAGTACCTATTTTGGAAAAGGTTTAGGGTTTGGTTTTACCGAATTCAGGATTTCTCTTCATGAATTCAATGATTGCTTTTACTGCTGGAGATTCATCCACTTTCGGAACTGCTTCGGGGCCGGAAATTACATCGGCCAAGGATCGAATATCTGGGTAATAATCTAAGGGAACCTTACTGGAAAGAGACGGATTCTTGAGAAGTTCTTGAACTGCCCGAGCTTCCGCTTCCCCTTCTAAGCGCAGGTAGTTATCAAATGCATTACGATTAGCCCAGTTAAGAGAGTTTTGAGCTTCTCCGATCATGCCGCTAATGTTTACTGAATTTACTGGGCTTGCATCTTGACGAGCATCCACATTTCGCAACCGCTCAATTGCATTATCAACAGCAGCTTTGTCATTGTAAAACATTCCAGAGTTTCCACCTTGGGTCATGCCAAAGCGATTCTGGATTGCGTGCTGGGTTTCGTGGAGGAGAATGCTTTTGAATGTAGCTTCATCACGAGTAGCACCCATGAATATCTTACCACTCTCGGGGGAGAATGCACCTGATTCCCAACCACCAAACTGTGAACCTACTGGAACATCTTGCAGTTCTGGAATAGCCTTAAATAATTCAGGATGGTCTAATATCTGCCCAAGTGTACGATTCTCCCACATACCTACAGAAAGACGCTGCTTAGGGCCTTCTGGAGAAATACCTAGTGGGGCAGTTCTTTCTATTAAGCCGGCACCATATTTTAATTTTGCACCTTCATCACTAATAACTGTACGGAGAATATCATCAGTAACACTTGGGTAAATACCAGTTGCTTCAAACACACTGGAAACATCATTACCAGTATCCAGCATTTGTTGAGCATTTTTTACTTGCCCAAGCTTCTTGGTAATAAACGCTGGAACAATTACAGCAGTACTGGAGATTGGATTAACCATACTCCCAATCAGTTCATCCACACCACCACTACCACTCTTTGTTTTAATGCCAGTCATCTTTTCAAATAACTGCGCACTCCTATCCTTTTCCCCTAATGTGGTGGTATCCCCAGCAAGTTTATCCGCTACATCCATTAGGAAACCAGGCAAATCAGTAGTAACAGCTTTTGCCATACCAGTGAAGAAGTTCTTAACACTGGCGCGGCGCTCCTCACCACTTTTTTCAACTATCTTAGTTACTTCCTCATTGGTAAGTTTAGCCATGTTAGGAACCTCTCACACCGAGTTTGAGTTTTATGTATTCCCAAAGTGCATAACCGATTGCAATGACGCCGGCCCAAATTATGCCAGTAAGAGTTTTCTCAATTACTGCGGAGCGAAAGGATTCAATGCGGCCTTCTCTCTTAATTGCAAGGCGCACCCACCGAGTCTCATCCTCAGTTAGTGCATGTTGCCGGATACTCTCAGTTACTACTGATTTCACCAGGAGTGCAATACGCAGGTCCTCAGCAGTTTTAATTTGCTCATCCAAACGTGCTTCTTGGAGATGCAACAAGTTTTCGGTACCTCCCATTTTATGCTCCATACATCCTTAAGGAATGATTAGAATGGAGATGTTTCCATTTCGGAGCGGATTGGGAGAGCACCAAATTCTTGCAAATTAATGGTGAGCCCGGAGAGAATGTATTCGCCATAAAGTTCAATTACCTTAGGAGCGTAGGTTAAAAGATCCAGGATGCCGTCAGTATTGTTGGTTTTCAGGTAATTAAAGGAAGTGATTTGTGAGAATATTTGGGGCCGCACAGCTCTTGTCATGTATATCTCACCAGCTAAAAGGGACTTAAACATGGAGAGGATACGAGAGTTCTTGGAGGCGGAGCCAGAATAAAGATCCACACAATTAATTCCGATAATACCTTTCTGTTGGCATATGAAATTAAACCAATACAGGTGGGAGTATTGGTATGCATTTGACTCAACTGCTACGAGGGAACAGTTGTATTTGAAGCACAGTTTAAGCGCTTCGGAAATAGAATCACCTGGGGATAGGCGACCTTCAATTAATTCCCTGCATACAGGCTTACCATCCCATATCTCGAAATATCCTAATGAGACCGCATCCGCATTTGCTTTATCAGTTGCTGGATCAATGATTATGTAATTTCCCTGATGGATACCACCACTTGCAATCTCATCTTCAAAGGGGCAATCCGGAATCTTGGAAATATCAATTGTGTTATTTACAGATGCGTTCTCATCATTTAACACTTCAGCATAGAAAACCTCGGGCCGCCCCATGCTAAGGTCATTTTCAAACTCTTTGAGGAGCTGGGATATTGGTTGGAGATCCTCCCACAGGGAAGTTCCATCAGCAAGTATTCCACCCGCAATGAATTTCATCCAGGTTGGGTTATGTTTTAGTTTCCGGAGAAGTGAGTGCTTGGTGGGGTACATGTTTGCAATGAATATGAATAAGCAGCCCTCAGGGGACTTAGCTTTCATTGCAGTACCAATCATCCAGGTCTCTAGGTTTCCGGATACAACTTCCGAATCCGCATCCTCACGAGTTTGGATGTCATCAAATATCATAATATCCGGGCGCACGTTCTCAAGGGTTATGCCACGAATATCACTTCCGGAACCAGCACCCATTAGGATAATATTCCTACCCCGAAAACCGAAGCGTTTAAGATCCTGACGATCCGATTCCTTTCCTAATGCCCAATCTCCGAATACACGCTTAATATTTGATTCATTAAGCATACCCATAATATCGGCAATGATGTTATTTGCCTTGGTTTGGGTACCACAGATTATTAGGATGAATTGTTTCTTGGTAAAGAGAATACAATATAGGATAAAGATTTTAATGAGCATGGTTTTTCCGAACCCGCGAGGCAAGCCAATTGCGAGTTGGGAAAAATCACGTGTTTTGTGTACATAAATAAGTAACCAGGCCCAGATTTGTTTAAATACTGGAGGGAATAAGTATTTAAAAACTAGGGGAAGTGCAAGGGCGGCCAGGAAATCTAGAGAATTCTTGGCATTTTCCTGCACCTCGGCAGTTTTAAAGGTTGCTTCCCGGTAAGTTTCGGGTTCACCAATCGCTTCTCCCACATTTATAGGGGAATCATCCAGTCCGAGTTGGGTTGCAAGGGGAAGTTTTGAGGAAATACTCATTGGATGGGGCAGCTTACTGGAAAGTTACTGGAAAGCTTACTTAGTGGACATGCGAGCAAGCATAACCTGCATACGCAGAAGGTGTTCTTTAGCTGCTTCCTTGTTCTTAGCAGTAAGAGCTTCTTTCTGAAGAGCTACGCTTGCGGCTTTAGCTGCTGCGGTTTGTAACATTTTCTGCTGGAGGAGGGAGAATTGGGACATTTTGAGCCTTTTGGTTGTTAAGGAGGGTACGCATTGATCCAGATTGTACAGTGATGAGGTCTTGTTGTCCAGCTTTAATTACTTGGTTTGCGGAATTAACTGTGAATTGGTTAATAATCTGAATTGGCATAATAAGTTGTACAGCTTCCTGGGAATTAGTTATGGATTCAGGAGCGGATTGGCCCCGGCGTTTTGCGCTATTTACAATTTGATAGATGCGTGCAATTTCCAGGGGGCGCATTAGGAATGGGATGAGATCCTCAAGTTTCTGGAGTAACTTATCTTCCAGAGAATCCGCTTTGCTATCCCGTTCTGAATGTTTTGCAAGATTGGTAAATCGTAATTCGGCTACTTTTTCCGCAAAATCCGGTGTGGAAAGAAGTTGGGAAATCCTGGATGTGGTGATTCCTAATGCGGCTGCTGTATGTTCTGGAGATACACCTTTGCCAAGTAAAGAGAGGGCGCGATCTTCAGTGGAATTTGGATTGCTCATGGTGTTGCTAGGAATATTTGGGGATGTGTAAGTATGCGCTGGCGCAGGGATTCTAACATGTGGGGATTGTAGCGTATCCGCTGGATTGTAGAGCGCAAGCGGATTCCTATGAAGGATATATTAGAAAAGTGCTTACTGGTAGGTAAAATGTACTGGAAATTTTTTGGAAAAAATTTAGGCAAATGTTCTTGGTCCTTTAGGATAGGGCAGGCAGAAAAACCCAAAAAAGCCCCTACCCCCACCCATTCTCTGAATGAGAATGATTCGTGTTTGTATTCGCATGCTGGCGCCCAGGTAGCGTATGTTAGTGAGTACTCACATCGGAATATAAGTTAGTGAGTGCTTACTTATATATGTATTGGAGGGTTCAATATTTTTGCACGGTGTCGTCAAATTATTTCACTGGTGCATGTGGGGTTTGTCGCCGATAATCTAAGCATGGTGCAAAGGTTGCACGTAACAAGCGGAGATAGTTAAGATGGCCCTGAAGATTGAAACCAAAGTAGTGCAGACAATCGAATTGCGGGATATCCCATATCGGGATTGGCCTGAAGAGGCTAAACAAATGACACGGGATATTCTCTCCATGCCAATTCATCGCAAACGCTTTGATGCTGAATTGTTTAAGCAAGATTGGCTAGTGTCCCGAATTGAGGGTATGCAAGCATTCGCGGATGAATTAAAAGAATGGATGAAACCCACTGAAGAATAACCATTCTATTGATAAGGGTATGACATTGGAACTAGTTTCTGTGTTATGATTCTTATCAATGGATTGATGCTGTATCAATGCCAGAATGCCGCAAAGCGGTAGGAGCCTAAAATGTCTAATGTTTCCCGTGCCCATGATGTTATTCCTTTTGTTGCAGGTAAGACTACTGCACTCAGTAATCAACGGCTTGCCAAAGTGGGATATAAATCCACTGCCAAAAATCCCGCCAAGTTTGCGAGTGTGGCGGTTTCCGTTCCGTATTTCCCGGCGGATACTGTGCATGCAAACCTCACGCAGCTCTTGCCATACATCTGCAATATGCTGGAGAACGTGCAGGATTCTGTCATTCGCTCTTTGTATGAAAACGCCAGTGGGAAACTGAGTGTTGTGACTGATGATGACATCTCAGTTAACGCATGCATTGCATTCTTGGAGGCTGAAGCCGCTGGTG